ATCCCCAAAGCAACTGCATCAATGACTAACACAACCAATGTATCAGTTGAAAACGGCACGGTGTACAACCAATGTGACGTTGCATTCAAATTGCGTAGATTGTCAACAACCAAACGTAATGAGTTAAAATTGTTAGCTCAAGGACGTGTGTTCTGTATCGTAAAAACCAATAACGATGAGTATTGGTTGGTAGGTAAAGAATCAGGTTGTGATGTTAGTTCAATGGTTGCCAATACTGGTGTTGCTTTCGGTGATTCTACTGGTTATGAAGTTACACTTCAGGCTATGGACATCGAACAACCATACAAAATTCAATCTTCTGTATTAACTACATTAGGAATTTAATTCTGTCTTGTTTTCATATCTAAGAAGGGGTGGCGAAAGTCACCCTTTTTTTATTGTAACAAAATACTAAAAATGCTAATATACAATAATGTTACTAATCACAAAAGGCGAAACCAAATTTTGGTACTTGACACTTACCGAAAAAGTTACAATTAGTAACCCTTACTTTTTGTTCTACGTTACACATCGCCAAACTAATAAAACGTATGCGTTTATTTTAACTGATGTTAGCACATTCCCTGAGCGTTATAATAAGTTTTCAATCAATGAAAATACCTATAACTTTTTTGAGGGCGAATATATGTATCAAGTTTACGCCCAAACTTCAAGTACAAACCTTGATCCAACTTTAGCAAATGAATCAGTTGAAGAAGGAATATTAAAAGTTCAATTAGTTGAAAGCGAAGAAGTATTTTATACACCAAGTTAATGGAAAAAATAATAACCATAACGACTAATTCTAAAACTTACACACCAAGTTTAACGCAAAAACAAACGAGTTTAAACGTTGAAAGTGTTGCATATACTCCAAGTTTAACTGAAAAAATCATTGCATCAAATTTTGATGGCTTTTTATTAAGCAATTTGAACGCATTTTTAACAACAAATAACGGAAATTTTATCACTTATGGCGAATAAAAAGTTTGAAGATTATGTAATTGCTGGTGATAATATCACTTTAACGTACGACAATAACGCAGATACGGTAACCATTGACGCTGCTGGAAACGTAGATAGTGTAAATGGTCAAGTTGGTGTAGTTGTATTGGACAAAACTGATATTGGTTTAGGCAATGTCGACAACACAAGCGATGCAAACAAGCCAATTTCAAATGCTACACAAACGGCTTTAAATGGCAAACAAGATACCCTTGTTTCAGGCACAAACATCAAGACCATTAACTCAAATACTTTATTAGGTAGTGGAGATGTTGTAATTGATAAGTCAAGTGTTGGACTTGGAAACGTCGCAAATGTAGACACTACCAACGCATCAAATATTTCAAGTGGTACACTTTCAGATAGTCGTTTAAGTTCAAACGTTACAACACAAGGGAATACCTTTAACGCTGCAAACAAATTAGTTCAGTTAGATGGCACTGCAAAACTACCAGCAGTTGACGGAAGTCAGTTGACAAATTTACCAAGTTTTACCCCACCTAACGGACTACTCAAATTAGCATCTGCAATAAGCACTACATTCCAAGTTGTTAAGGACTATTTAGACAATGCAAGTGTATTGTTTTTAAATAGTCGTAGAATAGGAATCGGCAAAGATACAAGCGTTACAACTCAAAGCGTTGCAGTTGTTGAGGTTCAAGATACAAATACTTCGATAGTATTAAAACCAAACGGAACTGGTGGAATTATTGCAAGTGTTCCTGATGGAACGGCAACGGGTGGAAATGCAAGGGGAATTTATGCAGTAGATTTTCAAGTTCAAAGAAATGCATCAAATCAAGTCGCTGGCGATAGCTCTTTCATCGGTGGTGGAATACAAAATAGAACGGGCACTCGTGCAGTTGTATGTGGGGGGCAATCAAACACTGCAAATGGTGAGCAATCTGTCGTTAGTGGGGGGCAATCAAACACTGCAAATTCACAATGGAGCACCATCTCAGGCGGTCAATCAAACACCGCATCAACAAACACTCATGCTACTGTTGTGGGGGGTCAGAGTAATACGGCAAGTGGGCAGCATAGTGTTGCGGGGGTGTTAAATAGCAATGCAACGGGCAACAAAAGTGTAGCGTTAGGGCAACAAGCACTTGCAAGTGGCTCAAATGCTGTTGCATTGGGTGGAGAAGCTGGTGGTGGAAGTGGCGCTACCGCAAGTGGTTTAAGGTCTTTTGCGGTAAGTTATGGGTCAAATGCAACGGCACAAGGGGCTGTTGCTATTGGAAATGAGACTATTGCAACTGGTATTTTTTCCATGGCATTAGGAAATAAATCTTCATCAAGATATTATGGTAAATATGCATTTGCTAACGGGTCAAGTGGTCAATTTGCAAATACAATTGTTAAAAGGTCAGGCATAGTGTTAAATGCTTCTGCTCTTGGTGAATTATTTGTTGATAATTCTTCTATTAAATATCAATTTTTGTTAGGTGTTGATGTGACAATGTCATTCACTATTACTTGGGTTGCAAAAGTTACTGCTGTTGGTAGTGGTACATTATCGCTAGGAGATGCAATTTGTGGTAAAGATTTTTTTCTTTTAAAATCAATATCGCAAAATAATAGTCTTGGAACAATTACAAGAATTGCCACTTCTGGAGATTCATCAATGTCAACATCAACAATCACTTATAGTGTAAATTCTTTATCAGTAAATGGATATTTAACAATAAATTTTAACGCCCCAACGACAGCAAATGGAACAACTTTCCATATAGTAGCTCAAATTGAGGCTGTAGAAATAGGAACAAACTAAAATTATGGCATTAAATATAAATACAACAATAACAACGGACGAAGGCTTTGAAGTTTCAAATGCTTTTGGATATTTGAATATTTACATTTTAGCACCACAAAGTAATTGGGTGAATCTAAACTATTACAAATCTGAGCAAGACTGGATAGACGGCAAAGCACCTTTGAATGTATCGGCGTTACCAAACCAAGTTCAAACAGAATTAACAACTGAGGAATTTTGGGGAAGCGTTACGATGATTATTCACGAAAAATGCAAGGCTAAAATTCAATAGTATCTTTCTCTTTACTCATTTTTGTTGTATTGTTTGTGAATAGCCCTCTATGGCATTCAAGTAAAATTTAATTTCATAGGAATAAACCGCCAAAAGACTATCACTTTGCTTTTGTTGGCGTTCCATTATTGCAATACGTTCACTCATTTTTTCGTTATCACTTTCGCATTTTTTTAGAATACCTTGCTTTGTGGTTTCTGAATCATAGTAAAGATATCCCACGACAATAAGCATACAGAACGTTACTGCTGCTATTGGGTTCTTTTTAAATTCTGCAAAGGATATTGGTAGTGTCATTGTACTATAGTGACTGTATTTTCGCCCGTAACTTCTTGAATTTTAACCTTGCATTTTTCGTGAATAATCATCGTAACTGAACCCCAAAATTCTTCAGTTGTTAATTCGGTTTGCACTTGGTTTGGTAACGCTGAAACATTCAAAGGTGCTTTGCCGTCTATCCAGTCCTGCTCAGATTTATAATAGTTTAGATTCACCCAATTGCTATTCGGTGCTAAAATGTAAATATTCAAATATCCGAAAGCATTTGATACCTCAAAGCCTTCGTCCGTTGTTACAGTTGTGTTTATATTTAATGCCATAATTTTATTAATATGCTACTTCGACAAGTGAAACTTTAGAAACTACTCGACAAGTCACAGAACCACCACCCGCAAAAGTAGGTGCAGTGAATGTGATTGCCATTTGTTGAGAACCACCCGCAGAAATTGTGATTGATGCCGTTGCCATCCCCGAATCAGATTTGATTGCAGACGTGTCAACCGTACCAACAATTGAAGATGTACCACCTATACGCTTAAATAAAAGTTGTTTTGTTTCTGAATAACAATGCCCAACACTTACCCCCGTTGCAGTTCCCGTGATTGCCGTAACTACTGCGATAGTGTCAATTTGAACGTTCCATGCTCGGTTATTTCCCAAAGGACTGATTAAATTGCTTGTGCCTGGTCCATCTAAAGAAAGGACGGTGGTTGCTGCTGTGGTTAGCGTGTCGGATTTACGGGCAGTTAAAAGAGATTGTTGAGCATCACTACTTGCTGCAAAAACGCCATTTGAGTATACATCCTGTCCTCGCAAATACGCAACTCCTTGCAATCCACGAACGCATGAATATGCTGCTGTTGCATCATTATTACTGCCTATAGCAATACTCACTAAATTTGTTGCAGTTGTTGAGGTTCAAGATACCAACACTTCGATAGTATTAAACCCAAACGGAACGGGTGGAATTATTGCAAGTGTGCCCGATGGAACAACAACGGGTGGAAATTCAAGAGGACAATATTCTGTAGATTTACAAAGATTTAGAACTTTCAATACTCGAGTTGCAAGTGGAAATTATTCTTCTATTATTGGTGGAGCTTCTAATAGTGCAACTGGTAGTTATTCAGTATCTGGAGGGCAAAATAATCAAGCTACCGGAGTATGGGCTACGGCTATAGGTGGTGGAGATAATAGCGCAACTGGTAATTATTCTAATTCTATTGGTGGAAATTTAAACAATGCTACAGCTCAATTTTCAAGTGTTATAGGTGGAGCATCTAACACAGTATCCTCATCTTATTCCACCATCTCAGGCGGTCAATCCAACACCGCATCAACCAACACTCATGCAACTGTTGTGGGGGGTCAAAGTAATACGGCAAGTGGGCAATATTCTCTTGCTGGTGGATCGGGTAGCAATGCAACCAATACAAGAACTTTTGCTTTTGGCGGTACTGCAAGCGGTCAATATTCATGTACAATTGGATTTGCTTGTACATCAAGCGGGCAAATCAGTAGTTCTTTTGGGAGAAGTACTCAAGCAACTGGACAATATAGTTTTTCTTTAGGTAATGAATCATTATCCTATTTACAATCTTCTCAATCATTATCCGGTGGTCAATTTTCAGCGGCAGGAGATGCTCAACAATCTTTATTAACTGCAAGGCGTGAATCAACTTTAACAAGCGCAGCAACAACATTGTTATTTTTAGATGGTGCAAGTACAAATATCATCCCAAACGGCAACAACAGAGCATGGAATGTTCAAATAGACACTATCGCAGTAGTTACTGCAATCACTGGAACTGCAACGGGAATAAGTGTGGGGCATTGTTATCGTGAAACAAAACAACTTTTATTTAAGCGTATAGGTGGTACATCTTCAATAGTTGGAACGGTTGACACGTCTGCAATAAAATCGGATTCAGGAATGTCAACGGCATCAATCACAATTTCTGCAGGTGGTTCTCAACAAATGGCAATCACATTTACTGGACCATCGTTTTTGGGTGGCGGTTCTGTGACGTGCAGAGTTGTTTCAAAAGTTTCACTTGTCGAATGTGCGTACTAAAAATAAAAAACAATGGCATTATCTATAAATACAACAATCACAACGGACGAAGGCTTTGAGGTATCAAATGCTTTTGGATATCTTAACATATACATTTTAGCACCTCAATCAAATTGGGTGAATTTAAACTATTATAAAAGTGAACAAGACTGGATTGACGGCAAAGCACCTTTGAACGTGTCAGCGTTACCTAACCAAGTTCAAACAGAGTTAACAACGGCAGAATTTTGGGGTTCAGTTACGATGATTATTCACGAAAAATGCAAGGCTAAAATTCAAGAAGTTACTGGCGAAAATACAGTTACTATCGTACAATGACATTACCAATCTCATTCGCAGAATTTAAGAAAAACCCAATAGCAGCAGTTACTTTCTGTATGCTTATAGTCGTTGGGTATTTGTACTATGATTCAGAAAACACAAAGCAAGGTATTTTAAAAAAATGCGAAAGTGATAATGAAAAAATGAGTGAACGAATTGCAACAATGGAACGACAACAAAAGCAAAGTGATAGTCTTTTGGCGGTTTATTCGTACGAAATTAAATTTTACTTGAATGCTATTGAAGGCTATTCACAAACTATACAAAAATGAAAAAAGATACACTTGATTTGATAGGCATATGGCTTGGAGTAGCAACGGGGTTTGTGGTTACAATTTTACCACTATTACAATTTATTGCCGTATGTTTAGCAATAGCGGTATCAGTAAAAAAACTATTTTTT